TTTGTGTTCTAATTGAGTACCGTTTCCAGTTCTTAACTCAATATAGTGTAAATAAGAACGAACAGAACCAGCCATGTACATCCTTGTAGGAGTAGCTAGAGGTAGGACTTCTCTGGCACATTCTTTAGCTACACCAGCAGAGACCATTTCTCGGTAAAGGTCTTGAGCCTCTTCAAAGTGTTGAGCTATCCGTCTGTAGAAAATCTGAGTTTTATCGGTAGTTAGATCATCAATACTGTTCTGTCTATTGGTGAAATCTTGTCGTCTGAGGTGAGGGAGTTGAATACTGCTTGTGAGTTCTTTGATATCTGCGTATCGCTGAGAAAACTCTTGAAACGTAAAAGATCTGTGCCTAAGGATCTGTGCTGCTACTGCTCTTGTTGTGTTGATCTCCAAGACCATATGGACCATTTCAAAAGGAGACCAATGTTTGTGGTTAATGAGGTATTTAAGCAGTCTGTCGTTGTTGGTACCTAGTTCTTGATTAGCTGGGTTACTGACACGAGCCATGTATACAACAAGAGACTCTGCATCTGGTGTTACCGTAACCAGCTTGACACTAGACATGGCTAAACAGCTTTTAAAAGGCCTATAGACAGTACCATATGGGCCTCTTTAAAAGGCTCTTTAAATGGCAGCTATAGAAACCTTTAATAAAGAGTCTTAAAGAGGTACTTAAATAACAGCAGAAGAAACCTCTTTAAAACCTCTTTAAAAAAGACTCTTTAAAAACCTCTTTAATATGCACTCTAAGCACCCCTGTCAAGAGGGCCTACGAGCGTAAGCACTCTGAGGGGTAGCGGAGCGAGGGCCATCAGATTGCACAGGCACGGGGTTAGCACTGTCAGTACCAAGGGTAAACAGCAGAAAATATACCCCTGTAAATCAGAACAGCTCTGAGAGGCCCCTAGAAGCCCCAGGAAGGCCCCTCTAAGCTGTTTTAGGTACTAGGACCCCAAAACGGTGTTTAAGGGCCTTCTAGAGCCTTTTACAGCTCTTCAAACCAACTAGCGGATCCTGAGGTGGCGTAGAGGGCTTTCTGAAGGTCCTCTAGAGATGTGGCGTAACCAAGGGCATCGATCTTGACACCACCATCTCCTTGGATAAACTTCCGTTCCAGTTCCCACTGTTCAGCTTCACGAGCAGCGATAGCTTTTTGTTCTGTGACAGCCATCGACTCCGTAAAGTATTGGACAGCCATTGCCAACGCATCGAGTCTGTCGTCATGCCGGAGACTGTTTTTCTCTTTGGTAATCCTCGTGAGTTGAAAGAAGAGTTGATATTGAGTGCGGACTTCGCTTGGGTAGCTTTCCGTGGAGGCGAGGTCTTCAAGGATTACGTCAGTGTCAACCATGAGCCGGTGTTGGTTAAGGACAGGCTCAAGGGTTTCGATGATGCGGAGTTCCTTTTGCTTTGTGTGTCGAACCTCTTCAACGCTGCAGGGGTAAATCGTGCCGAGGTATCTCTTGAGCAACTCAGAGAACATCCCGAGGCCGAGGTTGCTTTCAACAAGTATTTGCTTGACCTTGAACTCTTTAGCGATAAGAGCCAGCTTTTTAAGGTTCGGTTCGCTGTAACCTCCCCTAAGGCCACCGCTAGCGAGAAGGAAAAGGTTACCGTTCAGGTAGCTAACTACAGCGTATCCAAGCTCGTCGCTGCCGCGTCCAGAAGGGTCAACGGCCATGACAACCCCGGTGTATTCAAGAAATTCATCCCCTATCTGAGCCGGTTTGTAGAAAAGATCGCCATGAAGCCCAACCGATGGAAGGTCTAGAGCTTTATCGCCGTTAGCCATCCACACAACCTTATTAGGACCGTTTTCACGGTTTAGGCGGAACACACAGAGGTCTCTGAGCTTGAGAGGGTATTTCTCTTCATCACTCAGACTGATATCTAGGAGGAACTGAAGGTTAAACGTTGAACGTCCAATGGACATTTGACGGGCTTCTAGTTCAGCCCAATCAAAACGTCGTGGGTCTACAGGGTGTCCAGCAAGCCCTGGGTCTTCATCTAGATCAGCTTGGATCTTGGGTGCTAGACGGTTGCCGTAGTAGTTCTTGAGTTTCTTACCAGTGGGGTACAGAGCAGGCCAGATCCTGACGGAGTAACCAGAGACCTCAAGCTTTGCGTAAACACTGTCTTGGGTGTGAGGCGTACCAAGGAACACGATCTCACCACCCGGCTTAATCACCGAGTCAAACTCTTTAATCGATTCCCGGAGCTTGTCTCGGATCAGCTGGGTTTCACAGGACTGTGGTGTTTCAACGTCGTCAGCAACAATGAGATCAGCACGGGAGCCAGTAATCTGCCCAAAGATGCCGCTGGAACGGACAGAAGGAGACTGGTCTGGTTTTGCGCCGTAAACGTCAAAAGCAACTTTGCTGAACCGTTGGGTGTCGCTAGGGAACAAGTCTTTGACCATGAACCAGTTTCGGAGCAAGTCATGGCAAAACACGGAGAACGCATCTGCACGGTCCTGAGCTGCAGAGATCACCAACACCTTACAGTTCGGATCCCTACGCAGCCTCCACAGCACATAGCCAGCTGTCAGGAACGACTTACCGCAGCCCCGATACGCCATGATGATGCGTCGGCTAGGGCCGTTCTGGAGGTAATCAGCAACTTGATACTGAACAGGAGTAGGGCTAGGAAGCCTTAGGTAGTCCCAAAGGTAGGTAGCAAAAACAGGAAACGACTCTGCAGCTTCCTTAATAATCTGTTCAGTCTGTTTGCTTGCTCTTGACATTGACTGCCCACTTGAACATTTGGCTCAAGTTATTCTGCAGGATCACAGTCATTTTTAAGAACTCAAACAGCATCTTCTCTAGGTCTTCCCGAGAGCAGTTAGGGATGTCCCGTCTGACTCGTTCAAGCCGTAGCTGCTGTTCTATGGATAACTCGAAACAGGGCATAGGAGGTAATTCATCCATTGATCAATAACTCGTTCACGCACCTCACAATACTCAGGCCGCTGTTTAAACCAAGTTTTCCAGTTAGAACTACCCTTTTCGTGGTTGCACTTCCGACACGCAGGAACGATGTTGGTGGCTAGATCCTCTCCACCTTTGGTTTTGGGATGAATATGATCCAGGGTTAGTTCTTCACTTTTGACACCGCAGTAGGCACACTGACAACCAAACGCTTCTTTAATCGACTGTCTCCATTGCTTTACTGCTTCTCGACGCTGGAGGGCTTGAAGATTTGCCATAGCAGCCTCTGGTGTCAAATAGACAAAGCCCCCGGATGGCGAACGAATCACCATACCGAGGGCTCTGCTTGGTACATATAGGAAGTTTTAGTTCCTAAGCACCAATATAAGACCTGACCTTCTTGATATCGACTTCTGGCAGAGCAGAAATCATCTCGGAAATCGCAGAGACATCACCACCATTAAGAGCAGTAATACCTTGGTCTTTCAGGAACTTAATAGCGTTTGCCAAGTCAGAAGCTTTTACATCTTCACGATTGAGTTGATCAATCAGCTTGGTAGCAACCAAACGGTGAAGGCTATAAAGATCATCTTCCGAGGCAAGTCCTTCAGTCTTATTTAGAGACTTTTTTGGAGCGGCTGCCATAAATTACACGGAACAGTTTCAACCCCAATTGTACGAGGCTGTTTTCTTTGAGCCGAGAAACAGCAATCAATTCAGACGCTGCAAAAGCACTAAGCCAAAAAGCGGCTTGTACCGAAGGATCAGAAAGGTCCATAAAGTTACCTAGCTAGGGTTCTTGATCAAAATAGCCCAACCAGAGTTAGGCCCCTCAACAAGCCACCTTTTGTTCCAATTCTTTTGGCTGTAAGCAACCCCTTCACCCTTTGAGTGATTGACATATCCACCACGCACCATATCGGCCTCACCATTGGGGTCATGGTGGATCCAAGCACCTTCTGTAAACCCAATCACAACGCTGTAGTGTCCAGAGCCGCTAGGAGCCCCTACAGGGCCTTTGTGAAGCCAACCAGCTACTACAGGCCTACCAGCTTCTAATTCGCGTCTGAGGAGCTCTGGAGAGCCGTTCTGAATGAATTTAGCGTCCAGTCCAAGGTGTCTGAGGGTTTTAAGTTGAGCGTCAGCAGAAGTTGAATCTCCGTAACGCTTTCTGATGTTGTTGTATTCGTCGTCTGTTTTTACCTTGCCGTAATAGTCAGCCACCATGGCGCAGCTAGAACTAAAACATTCTCGATAACCAGTGCCTGATTTGTTATCTAATTGGTACTCATAAGGCACCTTTAGCAACACACCTGTTTGCTGTAGTTGTGGTTTCTTTGTTTGACGATTGACAATAGAAATTAACTTATTTGCATAACGTGGATCAGTCGCATAACCCTGAGCTTGTAGTTGCTGAGCGGCTTCTGCTGTTGTTTTAGCGTTATTTACTCCTTTGTATTGTTTGTAATCTTTGTACCAACGAGTAACGAGGTATTCAACGCACTCCTTAAGAGAAGAGAAATTAAGAAAGCCGTCACGAACAGAAACAGGTACCCCATTGACATACTCCGTTGTTGAAACAGTTTTACCAGTTCCTTTAAGTCCAAAATAGTTATGTGTGCCAGATGTATGTTGACCCCAGTTACTTTCCAAGGCCCACTGAGCAGCAACTAGCTCTGGATACTTTGCTCCAGCTTCACGAGCAAGCTGTTCTACACCTTCCCACGAGCCGTTACTTGGGATTGTGTTTTTCGGACCAGATCTCCATAAATCAGAAAACTTCGCCAAGGTCCCTGGAGGAATCTGATCCTGCAGGAAGTCCAAAGCAAAGTTTTGATGTTCTTGATTGTTGTAATACTTAGCTACGTCACGAAGAGAGATGTCGGCCATTGAGCAAGATCCGGTCGAGTTTTTCGTCGATGTGTTGGATCTGTTTATCGATCCGG